TCTCCGGTCATCACGATCTGGGAGACGGGAGATGGTGCTGCCTTCAAGAATCCTGCTGCCGGAGCAACAACCGCCACCGAGATAGCGAGCGGATTCTACAAGTTCACGCTGGGCACGACCGATGTCAATGTCGTAGGGCCGATGGCTTGGCGGGCCGCAGTTTCTGGGATGGATGACGTTGGGGATGTCTACGAAGTCGTCAACGCAACCAACGCGGGATTCTCTGCGCTTCCAGACGTGGCATCTGGATCTGCCGGTGCGGTCATCATCAGCGGGACGGGTACAGCGGCGCTGAGCGTCACTAGCGGCCTCGTAACGCTTGCTGCGGTCACCCATACTGGTGCAGTGGTTCCGACTGTCACAGCAGTCACAAACGAAGCCGCCAAGTACATGCATGGCGCAGTCTGGATCGACACGGTAAACGGTGCAGCAGGCACGACGAGTTACACCAATGGCATTGCGACGAATCCATCAAGTTCCATCGCCTCTGCCAAGACCATCGCCGACAACCTGAAGCTCAAGCGGTTTTGGATTCAGTCCGGCTCGTCCATCACGATGGCTGCGGCCTATGTGGGATACGTCTTCACTGGTGCCGGGTACGTCCTCGCTCTTGGCGGGCAGGACATCAGCAAAGCCATCATCGAGAACGTCGAAGGCTTGTCTGGTACGGGTATTTGCACAACCGGCGAGGCAGTCATCAGGAACTGCCATCTGAACGCAATCACCATCGGGGAAGTCGATTTCAACGACTGTCACCTCATGGGCACGGTGACGATGTCGCAGGCGACGGTGCCGTACTTGTTCAACCAGTGCACTGGAGTATCTGCGGCAAAGATCACCTTCGCTGCCGCAAACCAATCTGCCGTCATCAGCAAGTGGAGCGGCGCGTTGACTATCGCAGGGATGGTGTCCACCAATACGCTCTACCTTGATGGCGACGGAGACGTTACTTTCGACAACACGTCCAATGCAGGCGTGGTTTACATCAGCGGAAACATTCGGCTGACAAACAACGGCGTGTCGATGAACATCACCGATACGTCTCGGTGGGATGAGAACCAGAACGTCTACGGCGTTGTCGGTGGGACGATCGCAGTATCGACAATCGCCGCCAGCAGCACGACTACCCTCACGGGTGCCGTGAGTCTCGGCAGCACGCTCGGCGTGACTGGTACGGCTACGCTGGCTGCGCTGACCGTCACGGGCACCACCACCCATGCAGGGACCACTGTCCACACCGGGCAGGTGTTCTACTCGGACGGGATAGCGATCACTGGAAGCACTGGCGGTCGGCATGGAATTTCGAGTACCGGCAACGGTGCGGGCGCAGGCATGATTCTCACCGGAGGCAGTTCGGCGCCGGGTTTGTATGCGGTCGCTTCCGCACAAAGCGCAGTCCTGTTCCAAGGTGCAGGTGCAGACAAAGCAGGGCTCGAATTGACCGGCCCGTCGGGTTTGCGTGCTGTAGGGTCAGTGCAGGGAGGGTACTTCACAAGCGGCACGGCGGCAGGCATTGGCATGAACCTGCTCGGCAACACGTCGGGCGCTGGCCTGGTGGTCACGGGTGGCAATGACGGCCACGGTGTAAACATCACGGCTGGCGGCGGGAACAGTGATGGTCTGCGTGTGACGGGCACCGGGTCTGGAAGCGGCCTGACGGCTGCCGGTGCCGGTGGCGGTACTGGGCACGGCATTCTCGCTACGAGCGGGAGTGGAGCGACTGGAGATGGCCTTCGTGCGGTGTCCGCCGCGACTGCCGGCAATGGCATGTACGTTGCAGGCAACGGTGCAAACGGAGACGGCCTCGAAGCGGTCGCTGGTGGCGGCGTGCCGATCAGAGGTGACATTACCGGGAACATCACCGGGACACTGGCGACGGTCACCACGCTCACGAACCTGCCTGCGATCACTGCCAATTGGCTGACCGCTACCGGGATCAACGCAGCGGCGCTCAACGGCAAGGGTGACTGGAACATCGGGAAGACAGGTTACGCGCTCACACAGACGTTCCCTGCGAACTTCGCTGATATGACGATCGCCGTCACCACCGGAATCGTGGACGCCAACGTCCAGAAGATCAACGACGTGACGATCACCGGCGACGGAGCACCAGGAAGCGAATTCGGGGTGTAGACGCCATGTCTATCGGCGTCAACTGGAAAGCGATCTGGAAGGACGTCTGGAAGGACGTCTGGCGCCAGGCAGGAGCATCACACTCCGCCACCGGATCGCTCCAGTCCGACGCAGCGCAGGTAAGCGGCACGGCGAGCCATCTGACGCTTCATGCGTCGGCTGGAGCGCTGGAGGCCGGCGGTGCGACTGTTGCAGGCACGGCCGTACACACGCCGCTGCCAGTCAGTCACGACGCCGTCGGCGCGCTGGTGGCCGGATCCGCGGAAGTATCTGGTGCCGGCCAAGTCGGCATCGTCACCGTCGGCGGAGGAGGTGGTGGCCTGTGGGTGCCTTCGGCGGTGAAGCGGCCGACGATCGAGGATCTTCAACTGATCGATGACGAACGAATCATCGCGCTGGTGATGGCAGCGACATTTGAACTGGAAGAGGTCTAAACGATGAACGACGAATTCGCTCGCATCACCGACGACATGTTCGTCTCGATCAAAGGGTACGTCGGCCGATCCGTTGCGCCTCTGCTCGAACGCATCGCCACTCTCGAGGCCAGGGCTCCGATCCCTGGTCCGCAGGGGGTCGCTGGCGAGAAGGGTCTTGACGGTCGCAACGGAATCGACGGAGCTGCAGGAGAGCGCGGCGAGAAGGGTCTTGACGGTCGCAACGGAATCGACGGAGCTGCAGGAGAGCGCGGCGAGAAGGGTCTTGACGGCCGCAACGGGATCGACGGCAAGGACGGGACCGCCGGCACGCAAGGCGAGCGTGGCGAGAAAGGCCTCGACGGAATGCGTGGCGCTGACGGGTTGAACGGAAAGGACGGGGCGCCTGGTGAACGCGGTGAGAAGGGGATCGATGGACGAAACGGAACCGACGGCGTCGACGGATCACCCGGATCGCAAGGATTGCAAGGAGAGACAGGACCGGAAGGACCGCCAGGTCGTGATGGTCGTGACGGTGCTCCTGGTGTCGATGGCCAGCGCGGTGACCGCGGTATTGTGGGCAAGGACGGGATAGACGGCAAGGACGGACGCGACGGTTCCGACGGCCGCAACGGACTCGACGGATTCCAGCTCGACGACTTCGATGCCGAACTCAAGGACGGCAGGGAACTGATCCTAAAACTCAAGTCCGGCGAACGAACCATCAGCAAGATGATCCGGCTGCCAATCCCTCTCGACCGCGGCGTCTACCGATCCGGCGCTAGGCACCGTGAAGGCGATGGCGTCACGTGGGGCGGCAGTTTCTGGATCGCGCAGCGCGACACTGCGTCCACACCTGGCGGCGACTCGCCGGACTGGCGCCTGGCCGTCAAGCGCGGTCGTGACGCGAAGGAGGCGAAATGACTCCGAAGGTCATCGTCGCTCCGATCGCGGAACCGCTGACGGTCGAGGAATGCCGCCAGCATCTCGAGGCGCAGTCCTACGGCGACAGCGATGTCGATCCGACGGACGACGCCATGATCGAGGCGATGGCCTCAGCAGCTCGCGAGCACTGCGAGAACTTCACCGGCCTGGCGTTCAGCACGCGCACGCTGGAGATCGCGCTGGACGAGTTTCCGAGTTCGTCGGACGGCCTGGCGATCGAACTGCCGATGGGTCCGGTGCGCGAAGTCCTTTCCGTCTCCTGGGGTGACGAGAGCGACGACGAGCTCGCCGCGACGGATTTCACGCTGAACGATTACGTCTCGCCGGCGATGCTGACACCGGTCGCCGCTTCCTGGCCTACGGTCACCGCGGCCACGAACGTGATCAAGATCCGCTACCTCGCCGGCTACGGAGTCGACACCGACGGCGGTGAGGCACTTCCGAAGGCGTTGCGCCAGGCCGTGCTGCTGACGTTGGGTGACTTGTACTGCAGCCGAGAGAACGCGACGGCGGGGACGACGTCAGCGGTGGCGACTACCGCCGAGGCATTGATGAGACCGCTGCGAGTCCGCAAGGGGATGGCGTGATCCAGGCCGGGAAACTGCGGCACCGGGTAACGGTGGAGCAGTTCACGAGCGAACTGGACACCGATGGCGAGGAGGTCGGAGGCTGGTTGCCGGTCTTCGATCGTCCCATCAGTGCCGATATACATCCATTGTCCGGACGGGAATTGATGGCTGCCGACGCGGCGCAGTCGAAGGTGGACACCAGGATCGTCGTCCGGTTCCGAAGCGAGTTCCGAGCCAGCATGAGGGTGCTGCATCGATCGACGATCTACAACATCGAGGCGGTGATTCCAGACCCTGACAGCGGGATCAGGTACGCGACATTGCTGTGTACCTCTGGCGTGAATGAGGGGTGAATGGGTAGGAAGATGGACGGGACGGACAGTCGTCTGTATCGCGAGCGGGCCGAGCCTGACCAAGGAAGACTGCGAGACAGTCAGGATCTCCGGACATCCGGTCATCGTCACGAACACCACGTTCAGGATGTGTCCGTGGGCGGATGCGCTGCTGGCACACGACGGGAAGTGGTGGAAGGAATACCGCAAGGAGGTGGAGGCGACGTTCAAGGGAGATCGCCTTACCTGCTCGTCGGCGGGGGCGCAGTACGGAGCGAAGTCCCTGCTGTATCAGGCCTGGTATCAGCCGGCCGGAAACTCCGGGGCGTCTGCTGTCTCGCTGGCGGTTTCTGCGGGAGCCGCGAAGATCGTCCTGCTGGGCTTTGACTGCCAGAAGACAGGAGGCCGAGTCCACTGGCACGGCGACCATCCTGCATCGCTAGGCAACGCACGGACGATCGCGAACTGGCCGAAGCAGTTCGAAGCTGTCTCGAGGATCACGAAAGGCATCGATGTGATCAACTGCTCGAGGCAAACGGCGCTGACGTGCTGGCCGCGGGGTGATCTCGCCGAGTCCCTTTGAAGACGATCCGCGGCGGACGCGGGATCGGCGATGCGTTGTATGTGCAGGGCGTCGTCAGGCATCTGGTAGGACTCGGACAGCGCCTGGCGGTGAGGTCGGACTGGCCGGACGTCTTCAGGCCGCACGGCAACAGGGTTGAGATCATCCCGTTCAGCCGCAAGGCTGACATCACTGCGCACTACACGATGCGCAAGGGCGTGGCCGGGACGACGCAGTTCGAGGACTGCTGCATCTCGGCAGGCATTCGCGATCCGGTGGAACTGAAGATGGACTGGACTCCGACGAATCCGCGACTGATCGCGTTGCTGGGTCAGAAGCCGATCCTGGTGGTGCAGGTTCCGCGGCTGCCGATGGGACGTACGGACGGGTTCGGCGCCGAGTTGCTGCCGCGGTGCGAGGTGATCCAGTCGGTGATCGACAGGGCGAAGCAGTCGCACAGGATCGTCCAGGTCGGAGCCGGCGACGCGCTGTTCAAGTTCTCCGGGATCGACCTGGATCTGGTCAACCAGACGAGCGTCGCCGAACTGATCGACGTCGCTTCGGCGGCGGACAGGTTCCTGGGCTACTGCAGCTACCTGGTGCCACTGGCGGAGAGTTTTGGGAAGCCTGCGCTGTTCGTCTGGTCGCGCAGGGGATTGAACGCGAAGCATCTGTACGTGCGGCAGATCACTCCGCAGAAGGTTCTGCGTGCTTCATCCAGTTTTGTGGTGGACGACTGCACTGACTCCGAGATCGGGGATGCGTGCGATGCTTTTCTGCGGAAATGAAACGGTCGACGCGGCGTTCAGGCACAAGCGCGTGGCGATAGTTGGTAGTGGTCCAGGTGTCCTTGGAAATGTCCCTGGGTTCATCGACGGTCACGAAGTCGTGGTGCGGGTGAACAACTACAAGCTGACTGCGGAAACTGGCAGCCGGACAGACGTCTTCTACTCGTTCTTCGGAAAATCGATCCGCAAGCCAAAGGCCGATCTCGAGGCCGACGGCGTGCAGCTGTGCATCTGCAAGTGTCCAGACGCGCAGTTCATGGAGTCGAAGTGGCACCGGGTTAATCGAAAGCTCCGAGGCATCGACTTCAGATACATCTACGCCGAGAGGAAGTCCTGGTGGTTCGTTCCGACGTATGTGCCGAGCCTGGATGAGTTCATGGAGACGTTCGAAACCCTTGGCAGGCACGTTCCGACGACCGGGTTCGCGGCCATCTTCGAAGTGCTGAAGCACGATCCGGCCAGTGTCTACATCACGGGATTCGACTTCTTCGCGAGCGGCATTCACAACCTGGACGAGAAGTGGAGGCCGGGAGATCCGACCGATCCCATCTGCCACCGGCCGGACTCGGAGAGACGCTGGCTGGCCGAGAACATGTGCAGGTATCCGATATCTGTTGACGCCACGCTGGAGAAGATCCTGCTGGCAGAGGTCGTTCATTGAGTCACACAAAGAATCCGGAACCGATCGTCGGGAACATCACGACCGGACCGTTCGCGGATCGGTACATGAAGGAGATCCTCCGCGAGTTCGGACCCGAGGCGTTCACCAGATCGAGTGCGTGCATGGAGTTCGATAGGTTCCTGCGGCGCATAGGTGCCAAGGGACATACATGCCTAGAGATCGGGACATATCACGGCATCACGGCGGTGATGCTGTCGAAGTACTTCAAGAGGGTGATCTGTGTCAGCGTGGACGTGAGGGTGAGGAATCTGCTGAAGCATTCCATCTGTTCGCACCTCGGTATCAGGAACATCCTGTTCCACGACGTGATGAACAACGTCGAGAAGGAGTCCGTCGTCTCGGGGATGGACTTCGACTTCTGCTACGTCGACGGCGATCACCTGAACGACACGCGAACGGACTTCGAACTGGTAAAGCGATGCGGCCGGGTGCTGTTCCACGAATACTGGCCATTGCAGGTTCCGGTGTGGAACCTAGTGAACTCGTTGCCGAAGGAAGAAGTTACCGTCGCCGACGTGGACTGTTTTGCGTACTGGCAGCGCCGTGCTTGACCGGTTGATCGCGACACTGCCACTCGAAATCGACGGAGACCTGGCGCTGTGCCACGACCACGGAATCGCATACCAGAGGGATCGCGGGTTCGTCGTGGACTACGGCATCGACTACTGGCGCAAGTACATCAGCTACGAGGACAGTGCCATCGCTCGACTGATCAACGTCGGACGTGCTTCGCTGGTGAACAAGTACGTCGGCATTGGCGGGACGGTCGACATCGGGATCGGCTCCGGGGAGTTCATCAAGTACCGTCCGAACACCTTCGGCAGGGATATCAATCCGGTGGCGATCCAGTGGTTGAAGCAGCACGACTTGTGGGTGGATAGGCTGGAGGAGTTCGAGTCGTTCAGTTTCTGGGACGTGATCGAACATGTGCCGGAGCCTGAGGAGTACTTCAGGCACGTTCCGGTCGGGTCTCACCTGTTCGCGTCGATCCCGATCTTCGAGAGCATCGACGCGATCCGCCGGTCGAAACACTACCGTCCCGGAGAGCATCTCTACTACTTCGAGGAGGCCGGGTTCGTGAACTGGATGGAGTGGCATGGGTTCCTATTGCTGGACTTGCAGGACTTCGAGAT